TGAGATTACCAAGTGACTTCCGTAAATACACTTTCCCTGCAATCTTACTTGGTTGTCTTTCGTACTCACGGGCTATTTCTTCTGTCTCAAAACGACTTGGCCATGTACCCATTAAGCCTTTCCAACTGTAGTTTAAGTTTTCACGAGAACGCTTAAAGCCACCGCTTTCATGGGAAGCTTGCCCTAACAAGTGAGCACCCCGTTCTGGAGATAACCCAAAATGTGCCGCTATCGCTCTCGCCGTGTTAGGCCCGAACGCGCCGTCGTCGCCTACTCCAACCTTACGTTGAAGACTTTCCATTGCTTTACTCATTTTTTCTTACCCATTACTTGCTTCACGCCTTTGACGCCGAAGGATGCTGAAATTGCAGTTAAAAGTGCCCAGTGGTACCACTCAGGAGCTTTACTAAGTTGCTCAAAACCGTGTGCCACAACCCCTTCCATTCCGGGAATGAAGCACAAGATAAGCGGTACGGCTAAAATTACTGCGAAAAATTCGTCTTTCCAACTGCCCGCAGAGTTTTCAGCCATGATCCGTTCCCAGTCAGCGGTTGAAGTTTCTTTAGATAGTAGGATTTTAGCCTTACTTTCGGCTTCTACTAATTTAAGTTTACCTGCGGCGGCTTGTTTGTCAGCCTTACCTTGCAAGTATGTACCCGCAAGGTTTGCCACTGGGCCTAATAATGATTGGAACATAGTCTTACACCCCTATATTTGTTAACACGTTAGCACATATATTTAATCATTTCCACTACTCCTAGCTTTTACATTTGTCACGCCAAAAAACACACCAACGATGCCTGCAACACTAACAAAATATACGCCTGCGATAGAAGACAAGGCCGACATTGCCTCTGATAGATCAGCCCACGCGGTTAAAATTATTGCGAACGGGTAGAATAACATGCCGCCTAAAGCAAACCAAACCATCCGACGTTGCTGATCCCTTTTTGAATCTTCATCGTCGAGACGACGGCGTTTGTCCTCCAACTCAAGAGCGTCCCATTCTTTTCTATCAATGGTGCCACTCTTATCGGTATCTATTTTATCAAACTCTGTCATTTCTTTGACATACAGCGTTTAGCTGCCTTACACTTTGCTTTAGATTTACATGATTTGCAGTTCTTGAACGCAGCCTTTTTTGGTCGACCGACTTGTTTCCCGTATGTACCTTTTCCGTATGGCATTATGCTTTTCCTTTCTTCTTAGGTTTTTTGGTGAAGCCCGCTTTCATGTTAGCATAGGCTTTTGGAGTAATAGTTGACTTGCTTTTAGGGCGACTTGTTCCAGCCGCTTTTCGTTTATTCATGTTTTTGTACATACTCATTAGCACTTCCACCTTTTTCTAGCTTGGCGCAATCGACTGTTTGGGTCTTTTGCGGCTTTTGGAAACTGTTTCATTTGACCCGCTGATCGAGCGCAATAAGACTTACGGCGCTTCGCGGCGGCGCTACCTTTTTTAACCTTGCCCGTGACGGCAGTTTTAAGTTTAGACCCGGGGTTTGCTGCTCTGTGCGCTGCTACACCCTTTTTAGTCATACCCGCCCCGGCTTTAGTCTTGCGGTAATTGCCACCTTTACCAGTGGTTTTTCTTATTGGTTTGCCTGCCATGTAGTCCTCCTTAATCAGACAAAGGGTTATCCAGAGCCCTCTGTAGTTTATCCATTAGTTTATCTTCTAAGTCTTTCATGGAAGTTGTTTGTGATGTCCTGACGCGCTCACGTTGGTTTTCAAACCGCAGTTCAGCGGCGTCGATCAGCGATCGTATTTTGTCCTCAGACTTGCGCACGGTGTCTTCAATCCTGTCAGTTTGTTGTTCCACACGTAGGAGATCGTCTTTTAACCCATTTTTTATATCTCTGGTGTACTCGACAGACTCTTCTACCTTCTCTGAAATACCTGTAACCTTGGCGTCCATAACGTCCATTTGTTGTTGGTACGCACCTAGGTCTAAACCGGCCACTTCTTCGATCTTTTGGTATAGTACAAACCCCCCGTATAACCCGCCCACGATAGTGGAGAGGAACGCAAAGATGGCAAACACAGAACCCATTGTCAGTTTAAACCCACCTGCTTTGATTTCGCGATCGCCAAGCCCATCTATTCCGTCTGCTATCTTTGTAGTATCCATTAGTTTTCAAACTCCATCTCGCCACCGGCGCGTTGTAAGTTCTTTAGCTGTTCTAATTCATCTCGTAGCTTTTGTATCTCTAGCCTACGTTGCGCTAACTCTATCTGGTAAAGGTCATCACAGTTAATTCGAGCCTTGGGCTTGTCTAGTGGTATGACAATACGTGCGTACACGCCTATGTCCTTACCTTTACTCATTGTATTTAGCCCTGAAAGTACACCTGTGACGCCGTACTCTAGGTTTACACCCCCACCCACAGCGTTACTGCACCGCATATTACCTGTCGAAAACGAGTCCGACTGGTAGTTCATCGGCGGGCTTGGCAACGCAAGCGAAAGAGAACTACTGTCCGCTAAAGCAGAACTAGATAACACGCAAAGAACAGCTACTACTTTCATGCGGGCATCCCATCTAACCGTGAGCATATCCTAGACGAGATAAGGGTTGACGACTCATAGGTCTTTTTTACTTTTGACGTTGTGCACAGATACACTGCTTCGTCTAAATCAACTTTTCTGATATATACGTCAAAAGATTTATGCGCTTTGTACTCCACAGTAATGATCTTATATGTGCTAGAGAACGGAATGTTCTGCCAGTTGAGGTCGAACAACTCTATTTGGTAATACTTAATTTCTTCCCGTGAGTTAAACAAAGACATCTCTACCTTTACAACTCCGCTAACGTGAGACGGTTTAAGTATAGGATACGCAGGCGTCATTTCGTGCGCAGAAACACAGAACGCCCAGAGCATGAAAGTTATGAACAAACTACTTCGCAATGCAGCTCGCCTGTACGACGGCCGTGTAACTACCACCCGGCAATGGTTTTGCCGAACCGTAAACTGCGCTAGACGCAGTGCTGAACCATGTTGACCCTGCCAATGTTAAGTTAAAGTTTGTAGTGTTACCTACCACTGTCTTAGCCGCCTCATAAGCTGACATGCCAGCAACAGATGTTTGTGTGACACTTGTACTACCTGTCCATGCTACTGTATCTGTTAGAGAAGGAGACGAACTAAACGACGTCGGGTGTGTTATACTAGCTACGTAAGAATCTGCGATTGAAACGTCATACCTCATTACAGGTAGTACGCCGCCATCAGCAGGAGTAGTGCTTAGTTTGCTGGCAATCGGGTTGCCGTATGAACCTGATTTAGTTGTTTGGATAACACATTTGGCTTCTACGCTACCCGTAATCTCTACGTTCGCCAGTGCGGGAAACGCACATAGGGAAAGTATGGCAATTGAATATTTCATATTAAACCTCATTGTTTGTACTGCATGTCGACCATTTTCTCATGCAGAAGTTGTTGTGCTAAGTTGTTACGCAAGGCTTTCTTGTTGTCAGCTATCTCTGAATCAGCAAGACCGGGGGCATCAGCATACACGCCTCCATTGATAGATGCGTTATAATACAGGGCTAAGTTTGTTTGTTGATTAATAGCCATTATAAGATCGTCTTGACCTTGTGCCTTAAATAAGGTCAGTGCGTTGGCAGACGCTGTTAGACCCATCTCAATTCGTGTTTCTTCTTCCTCTTCCTCTTCCGAAAGTATTACGTTGCCGTCTTCGTCGTACTTAAATTCATCCGCTTCGATCGCGGACATAGCCGCGTCGTCGTCTAAGACGTCGTATAGTTCCACCACAGGAATTAATGGTACAGGCTTTACATATCCCGGACATGCAGGGTTTGACTGCTCGTCGTAGCACTCGTCTATTCTATAGTTATATATAACCATAGCGTCTGTGACCGAGCCCTCCCCTTCGACATCAATCGAACCCGCACCCCATTGAGAAGCTGGAATGTTCGAAAGGGGAAACGATCTAACAATAGTGTTTCCGGGAACTCCTGACCAGTCGTCTGTTTTTCGAAAGATATAGCCATCTGCGTCAACATTCTTATTGCCAATATGGACTTTCATGTCAGCGTCAGGGTCTTTTACTGTGGTGTATTTGTATAGTAAGCCGTTAATATCAATGCCCGGAATATCAGGCAAAACAGAACTCATGCTCCAGCTTAGCGCTGTAGACGCAGCGTTCCCTGTTGTCCCATAGCTATAGGGATCACAAGAAGAGTAAGAAGGCCAGAGTGCTAATAATAACACTAAGACCTGTTTTTGTTTCAACATTCTCATTGAAAATCTTCCTCATAGGGTTGTTCTGATCTCTTTGTATTTCTTCCTTCACGGCTTCCATTTCCCATGCAAGCCTAGCTTTGTCCCCCACCAACCCATCCTTGGGACAGGGCGTCCCCGCGTTGAGCATGGCTTCAAACACGCGAGAATCTTGGCACATTACGGATACCGCTGCCACTTTCATCCCCATATCGTACATGGTTTTGGCGTTCTTTAATTTTTCACAATTCATATCTCGTACAGTTCTGCCCGCTGAGATACCAAGGATTTGAGTTTGCACTGCGCCTGCTACACCAACGGTGCAAAGGTCGGAGTTACTTGCACTTATTTGTGGTGATATAGCAGAAGGTGGTGGACTATTAATTGTAGTGTCCATAGTGCCATCTGACCTTATTGTGCTTTCGGACTTGATTGTATCGTCGTCATCAGCAAAGGCAGCGTTACCTATGGCAAACCCCATAACAAAGAAAAACGATATTACAAATATCCGGATCATGGTCGCTCCACCAGTCTGTCTAACTTTTCTTCAATCCGGTCGAACTTACTCATTATTTGCCCAAGTACCTGATTAGAGTCAGCTTTAGTGACGTACTCTTTGGCTAGTTCTTCACGAGTTCTGTTAAGCAAAATTTGGACGCGCTTGAGTTCTTCGTGGTGGGTTTTAATCCACCAGATTATAAAACCGAACCCTGCGGTTAGCCCAACATTCCAAAGCGCGTCCATTTGCATTACCTATCCTTACTTATATGTTAACACGTTAACATGTGTATTGCTAGAGCTACTCATCTTCCACTAATGCTACCAAACGGTTTACGAAAGCTTCTCTGCCAACTTTTAGTTGGTCTAAGTTAAACGCTGCATTATCCATTTTGCGCCCCAGATCATTCACGTGGTTAAGCACAACTTTTTGCTCATCTGTAAATTGATCCACGGCATATTCTTTTTCATTAATAGTAATGAGGTTCTTTTCTTTTTTACTCATACTAGTCTCCTTTTAGTTTGGTTTAAACTATACTGCTGTTGAACCACTCATGTCATCTTGAGTCATGACCCAAGTATAACATTTAGATAAGAAGTCATCACCTGTTGTAGCTTCAATAGTAGCTAAAGGTGCATTGTATCTGCGGAAGTCTACAGGATGTGTGTCATCTGTTGGTGTTGCTGTAGCAAATCCAGAGCAGTCGATTATTACTGTAAAGTTATCACCTAGTTCTCTGCTGATTGATGCAGTTACTATTCTGAAGTATGCACCAGAAAATGCTGTACCATACTGGCTCGATGTTAAGTCTAATTGTATTGCCATTGTAAGGCTCCTTTAAAGTTTTACATTCCTACATCACTAGGCCAATGTTCGTCTAACCAGTAGTCGTGAGGTATAGGTGACATAGCTTCTAGTGTATTAGAAGCATCACGTATCTCTTTTATCTTAGCCCAGATAGCTTGGTTAGCATTGTACTCAGCTAGTTCTTCTGCTGTCCAATTGTCTGAACCTTTTTGAACTAACTCCATTGACCTGTTAGTTATGTTACGTTGTTTCCATTCGGGGCAGTAGCTAAGTATTAAACTCTGTGCATGGTTTCTTACATCGTATTCGTTACCTACCATGTCTTGCACATACCAATCAGTACCATTCCAGAATACTTTTTGGTCACTTGTATGCGAGGGTCTGTCAGATACAGCAGTGTAACCAGCATCAGCTATCTCATTATCCGTGAATGTTGTGCTGTCAGTACGAGTTGTACCATCAGAGAGAACTATCCTGTGGGGTAGAGGTTTAGGATAGGTTTGGTTAATTGTATATTGTGTCATTTCTTTACCCTATATTGAAGTTAACTGTGTTGTGCTAGGTGTGAAATTTGCAGTATAAGGTACAGTGTTGCGGACTATAAACTCTTGCACATAACCTTTTATAGAATCGTCAGCATTAGCTGGAGTTTTAAGCAAATGTAAATCTACTACTGGAGCAAAATTGTTTATGTAACCATTAGCCGTTGAAGTTACTACACCATTTATACCAAGATAAGAATCACCACTTGGTTGAAAAGCCCAATAAATATGATTCCAAGCATTAGCATTTATATTTTTCTCACCAAGACTTCTCCTAGTTCCTCCACCCCCAGTAAATTCATAAAATCTTATACGTGTTGCAAGAGTACTAGCGGTTTCGAACTCAATACCTGTTCCGCTCACATGATAACCACCCCAAGATACTAGTCTTGCATAAGCACCACTGACTGCGTTGGAACTATAAAACCAAAACTCAATACTAAGAGGTGAGGTACTTCCTACTTCTAGTCCTGTAGATATTGTACTATCTAGTGCCCAACCATCAGCCCTCTGCCCTGCTGGATTATAAGCACTTGTACTTGTCCCTGACATATTAGTTTGACCTGTAGACACCACAGCATTACCTTGAGCAGACCACACATTAGAAACGATTCCTGTACCTTTAACATAGGCTCTAGCAGTTGTGTTATTGTTTGCATCATCAAAGGGAGAGTATAACAACACATCTGTTGGAATTGAACCTACAGCAACATACTTAGGCCAAGCATCATTAGTCTCTGCTTCGTATTGCTCTTGTAAACTCCAGACACCAGAAGCTGAACTAGTCGTAGGAGTGTTTATTGTTTTGGTTATTAGGCCACCATTTTTCATTTTGTAACCCTCCTATGTTAATCCGTATCTTGATTTATATATGTCATACACTTGAGTAATTTCTGTAGCAGTTAAAACCCTATCGTACACAAGTAGTATACCTACCTCGCAGTCTGTTGGTTCAGAGAACGAACCATTATTTACAGACAGCCCTCTAAATCCCCGTGAACCTAAAGAATTAGAAGCAAGAGATACCCCATTAGAATAAAAAACGTCTTGATCTGCACTATGGTTTCTCGTCGCAGAAAAAACCCTCCAATTAGTATCTCTGGCAGATGGGCGGTAGACCCAATTTTGTGCATAATAGCTATTAAATATACCATCCCAAAAACCTAAAAGCCAATTATTACTTACAGACTGTAACACTCTTTCTCTATCAGAGCTTGTGCTATTTATTTTTGCGGCATAAATTACAGTATAATCAAGAGTCTCTCTATCCATATCTCCACTATTAGGTGTTGTCATGCTTTGAGATGTAGTAAAACTAAATGTGCCGCCATTAGTTGTATTATGAGTTGGAGAACCAGCTAAAGTCATGTCATTATTGTTACCAGAAACATCTGCAAAGGTCGTACCTGACGTATAATTAGCTGGGTCTAAAAGAGCTATTAATCCATTAGTAGGTATCGTAGGTTGTAATTCTGCATTAAGGTAATCTGCATCCATACTCCAGACGCCAGTGTTCTTTTTGTTGGCATCACCAATACTATTAACAACAACATTGCTACCGAACTCGTACACATTACTATTGTTGGCTCCTACTATAAAAAATTTCCTGCCATCGTGAGAAAAAGCAATATCAGTTGCATCACTTACTTGCGATGCTGTTGTTGTATGGGTAGTAGCTGATCCAATTGTGGTAATATCATAAGCTGTGCTTAAACTATATTCTAGAACACTGCTTGAATATCCGTTACCATGTATTACAAATAATTTAGTGCCATCGGGGTTAAATCTAAACCCTTGTTGATCAGTTCCAGTTAGACTTTGTGATGTACTGTTTGTTGAATTAACTATTGACCCACTAAGACCATAATTAGTTGTTGGATAACTGTATATAGTACCACTCTTTAAAAGGTAAACTTTTGTGCCATCGTTATTAAACTGCATACTTCTTAAGTCAGTAACACCTGAATCGAATAGATAAGTAGGACCTTTTGAATTTAATTCCCAAGCTGCTGTTAGATTAGAAAAACTAATATAACCATCATACCTTGTCCAATTAACTTTTAACCCATCAGGTCTAAATATAATACTTTGTAGTGAAGAACCTCCTGTAACTGAAGTAAAAGAACCCGCCGAATTTAAATCAGAAGGTGTGGATAAGGTTGCATATTTAGTATCATTAGCACTTTGAAAATAAACTTTTGTACCATCTACTGAAAATGAAACGCCAACAGTGCTTGTATTTCCTGTAGCTATTGAAACACTAGTGTATGGGGCATTTGTTACTTCGTAAGCAGTCCCTGTAGAGTATTGGTAAACTTTATTATTGGTAGCCCCTGCTATATACATTTTAGTTCCGTCTGGTTTAAACTGCCCACCAATAGGCGTAGTCATCTCAGAACTTAAATCAAAACTTATTGATGAATAAGATGCACTTGAAACTGACCAAGCTGTTGAAAGAGAGTATTCGTAAATACTGTCGTTACCTGAATCTGTAACCCACATTTTTGTACCACTAGGGTTAAACTCACATACTGCAGGTTGTGTTGTTTGACTACCTACATTAAATGTTTGGCTTGGTGTACTACTTGCAGAAGAACTAGAAATATCCCAAGCAGTAGACAAGTTAAACTGTTCAATTTGAGTGTTAGCTCTATCAGAAGCATACATTTTTGTACCATCTGAACTAAAACGAACACCCCTAACTATAGTTCCTACTGCTGGCGCACCTTGCACTTCAGTCCCTGCGGTAGATAAATCCCAAGCTGTTGATAAATCTACTTGTATAATTTTATCAATACTATTGTTTATATAATATAATCTAGTGCCATCAGTTTTAAAATAGAGGCCAAAAGCACTGCTCGCAGATAAAGAACTATTAGCATATGACGAACTTGATAAGTCCCAAGGTGTTGCCATACTATATTTTCTTATTGTGCCGTTAATGTCTGAAACAAAAAAAGTAGTACCATCAGGCTTAAAGTAAATATCTGCCGTTTGATTAGTACCAATAGTAAAACTAACATTATCGTAAGTTGCATTATTTAAATCATAACCCGCACTGCTACTGACATTTGCGGTTGTAGTTGTCAGGGCTTGATAGTAATCAGTAGCCGCATAGTCTGCTACACGTCCTATAAAACCACCATTATCATGCACACTGTTTTTCATGTCTTACTCAGATATAATTTCGTAACTACAGATAACCTGTAAGTCTCCATCGACACTTGCTGTTGCCCTTAGTGCATCGCCTTCTTCTAAGTATATTGCACTGTCTTTACTTATAGCTACGAGAGTAGCATCTGCGGGGACTGTTACTGTGCTTATTATCTTGTAAGCTGTACTTGACCTAAATAAATCAAGAGTAATATCAGCATCGTTTGTGCCATCAATGTTAGCTATGATAACTGAGTTTATCTTTAGTAATTTACCTGTTGCCGCAGTTGTTATTGCTGTGGCTGTTGTTGTTGCTGCAAGTACATCCGTCTTGCCAGTTATAGTTGCAACACTAACTACATTTGGTGCAGTCATTTTATTCTCCTGTTATTATCCAAATACCATTGCCATCGCAATTGCTTTACCTGTTGTTATTCCACCACCGCCACTTGATGGTGTAGCAAAGACTAAACCGCCATTACCGGTAGCCGTTAAAACCTGTCCATTAGTACCCTCTGAAGTAGGTAACTTATAGTTGTTAATCTGAACTGTATCGTTTGTACCACCAATAACAATTCTGTTTGCACTTGAACTTTGTGCTTGTCTCCCAATAGCTATACTGTTGGTACTGGTAGCTCTTGCGAGTTCACCTATTGCAACACTATGAAGGCCTGATGCACCATAACTTGCTGCTGAGTTAGCTATTTGAAGTGCTATACTATCTTCTCCAGCTGCCCTAGAACTACCTATAGCAATTGCCTTGTCAGCATACGCCTTTGAATTCATTCCTAATGCCAAAGATTCTTCGTGTGTTGCTGATGCAGCAAAACCTAAAGATACTGCTGAGTCTCCAGCCGCCGCTGCAAGCCTACCCATTGCAATTGCATCATCTCCAGTTGCGTTTGGTCCAAATCCTGTTGAGACAAAGTTTTCATCATATAAACCTAATGTCGTACCACCGCCAGAAGCCGCCGCCCAAGTCAAACCACCTGTATTTCCTGACTGTGCTGTTAGGACATACCCGTTTGTAGGTGTATTACTTACCTTTAGGTTTGCTTCGTCAACTACATTATCAGCTATTACTGTTGCACCATCGGATGTCGATGTAACCTCGCCTGTGTGGTTTGGGTGAGTGTAGTTGTTAGCTGATGTAGCTATGCCATCTAGTTTTGTGTGGTCAGCATCCGTAAATACGTTACTGTCAGACGCGGCTTCTACAGCAGCTCGCACCTCAGCATTAGTTTCTATTTTAGCGTTGTTTAAATTAGTAAAGTTGCTGTCAACTTCAGTGTTTGTTAGGGGCGAACCCTTGCCCGATCTCGTTACTATTGTAGCCATTGTTCGCCCCCAAACTTACTAAGCTGCTGCTAGTGTAATTGTCCAAGTAATAGACATTGTGTCGTCCGCACCCTTATTAACTACTGAAAAAACTGTTCTACAAAGCATATCCCCACCCGAAGACCCGTTAAATATACCAGCTTCTGTTACAGCACCCGTTGCATCGCCTGCTTCAAACGAAGACACATATGCAACTTTTTCGTTGTTAGAACCGGTGATCGTTGACGAGTCTAGTGCTTCGCGAGACCCCAGTTGAGTCCCAAGATCAGTTTGACCTGCTGCCGCTGCTGTTGTGCCGGAGCCTAACGCCATGTGGGACATGACTGCTTTAGAAGTACCTGTCATACGAGACGCGATATACGCAAGCCCTGCGTTAACAACGAGGTTTTTTTCTACGCGTTCTTCTTTGATGTTCCCGGCCTTGTCCTTTAGGACGATGTTAAGCTGACCAGATAGCTTTAAGTTTTCAAGGATCATTTCGATCTCCTAAGTAAAGGTTCGGGAAGCGCCGACGAAGTCTTCCGCAAAGTAAGTGAAATCAGCAAAACCCTGACTTCGTAATGACCCCACGTCGGTCATGGAGGTTGTGTCTGCCAGACGTTTTCCAAAGTTCAAAACATCGCTGTCCGCAACTCCGTAGCTGTCCGCAAACGCTCTATTGTAGGCCATCGCCAAGGTAAGGTCGTCTGTAGCCGCAGCTATGTTTACCCTAGCTTTTGCAAACTGCATTTCTTGGTCGTCTTCTGTCGTTGCTTCACCGTCTAAATCGTCTGTTGCAGTTGTTTGATCAGCTAAAAATTTAGTAATTGCGAACGCGTCTATTGCATCCACAGCAGAAGGAGCCTCATTAAGAGCCTTTAGAAACGGTGAAAACCTTAGTATGTCTGTCGATGCTAAACCATCACCGAAAGGTCTGCTTAGTTGTTTAGAAATAATGTCTATAGTCTCAGGAGTATCTAAGAAGTGTCTATTAAAGTTTGCAGTTTTTTCAAAAACCTCAGAAACGCCAACGGTTTCTCCTAGCCTCTTTACGTACTCAAAAACTTGAGTGTCAGTGACATACCCATTATCAGCAAAAGCTTTGTAGAAAGAAATTCTTGCAGCTTCAGATAACTCTGTACTGTCCGTTAAAGACCTGAACAAACTCAAAACAGTTTCGTCAAACGATTCAACGCTCTCAAAATTTTGAGAAAGTAGTAGGAAGTACCCTTGTACTGCGGAAAAAGATGCAAAACCTGTTTTTGAAAAAGTAGCCGTCGTACTCAGAGCTTCAAACGAAGCTTTAGTCGTCGGTGTTGCGCCAACTGCCTCGTAAGCAGCTTTAAGAGCATTTAAGAGTACCGCTGATTTTAACTTCACGCAAAATCCTCCCGTATCCTAAAGCGTAGTGTTTCAAAAATAGTTTCTCTCAAACCACCTGCACGAACTACTTCAAGCTCACCTTCGTACGTACCCGGTTGCTGGTTTAAGTCGTTTGTCTGCCACTGAAGAATTGCGATGCCAGTACTTTCTGTGCCGCTTGCAACATAAAGCTGTCTCGAAAATAGTAATGTCGTTTCCCCCACAGCGCGAAAGTGTAAAGTTACTGTTGCACCGGATAAATTAGTTGGACTATTAGTATCATCGTCCACAAGGGTTACTTTTATTTGGGGCCCAGTGTCACCTTGTACGTAGTTAAATGATGATGCCATTATCTTCTCCTCCTGCGACCTGCAAAATCTGAGTAACCGACACGAGAACTAACACCACGATATTCTCTAGTTTTTGCGTCATCTGCTTCTTTTGCAAACTTTTGTCGGTAGTACATAGATAGCTCTGTGTTGGTCCACTCTTTGCCGGGAATGAGTGCTAGTTGTGCTAAAGCTCCATACGAAATACATCTTCCGTGAGACTCAAAAACCCAATCCTCTACACCTGTGGCAGATAGCTTAGTCTTTAAAACGCCCCATCCACTGTACGCGTATTTTTGATCTGGGGTAGGATAAAGCCTAATAGATGCGTCTTGAAATATTGTATAATACGCTGGTCTTCCCTTTGACTTAAATCGTGTTGGGTCAATATGTTTATCTGACACACGACTCATAGGTTCTCCCTCAAGCGCAAGTTCGTATATGTTTTCTAATATAGCCTCGCTGGACGGAATAAAAATTGGATAGTCCGGTACGTTTGCAACCGCAAAATCTTTTTCTATCTCGAAACGCCAAATTTCACTTCGTTCTAAAAACTTAGCCGCCGCTTCTTGCAAACTCGCTTCCATTACAATCTCAGGACACCCCGGCAAGTGAGGTTGGATGTAAGGATAAAATGTACTCCAAGGGGTTGTAGCCATCTATGCCACCATACTTCCTGGAGACGGCGCAACGGCCGCGTCCACTTGTGTTTTTGTACCAATAGCCGCGTTAAAAGTTTGAAACGCAGATGAAGCGCGTGCTTCATTAGCTCCATACTCTGCATCTTTTGAGTACGCTCTATACAAAATCCAATCTGTGATTGGGCCAAGGTATATGTCGTCTACTAATATAACGGTGGTATTGCTGTTTGCGGGGTCTAGCTGACTGTCCGTGAGCGCGTGAGCGTCTGGTGTATCCACATAGACAACCTCGAGCTGTGCTGTAGCAGCCGCCGGAGGATAAACATAAAAATCTTTAGGGTTACGAGGGTCGTAAGTATAGTGCTGAATATTAGCGGTTTGTGCCTCTGTGTGCCAACTGGGACGTTGGTCGTCTAAAACACTTTGCGCGACGACCCTAACAACTTTCTTAGTAGAACTAGAAGCTACATTTCGCTTGATGTCTAAAAGTCTTACCGCTGTCGGAAAACCACCGCTAGATGCAGTTAGTGTTTGTTTGGAACCTGCGGCGCATGTAAATGTTGCACACTTTGCGTTCGCGTCAGGTCTAAGTAAAACTATACTAAGGTACGCCTCGTTTAGCCACCGTTGTAGCTCGAGACGCGGCCAACGCACGTTTGAGTCTTGTAAAATAGCTTCGACGCGGGAAATAACGTCGATAACCTTTATGGTCGCCATTAGCCTAGTCCTCTCGTTAAGGGGGTGAGAGGGGGATTGTCCCCCCCTCGTTAGCTATTAGCTTGCAGCGCCAACTAGAGCTGTTACCAATGCTTCGTTTTTAACAACTTTGCGGCCATATACGGCAAGGCCACGAACGATGTCACCGAAGTCAGTTTGGTTACGTAAAGGCTCAGTTTTGCTGATCTGAGAAGCAAACGAACAAGCTGTGCTTGTACCAGCTACCATCATACGACGTGCTTTAGCGTTTGATACTGTTGCACCACCAGATGTTGCAGATAGACCAGGAACAAGAGCTTTAGCGGCTTGACCTTTTGGCAACAAGTTAGACACGTATACGTCGAAGCGATCTAGCATACCGATTTTACCTGTACGGATTGTGCTTGACTGATCACCTGTGAAGTACGCTTGTGCAATGTTTGTTTGCATTAACAACTGACGATCACGTGGTGAGATGATTAACCAACGGCCATCTTCTGGAACGTTTTGCTCATCTAGTGCTGAAGACATCTGTAAGATAGCGTTCAGTACGTTTGCTGGAGTTGCTTGGTCGATTGGAGCAACGTCAGTACCCAAGTTGTAAGCACCTGAGATAGCACCAGCAGTGGCACCTTTGTTAGCCGCGTTTGCGCCTGATGTTACAAACCAGTTGAAGAACGTGTCGTTCTCGATGTTGATTTTTAACTGCTTAGCCGCATCATCAGTGAACATGTTCATTAAGTCCATGTCAGCTTGGTGAGCAAGTACATCGTTTACTTGTACGCTGAAATATTTACCCTGGTCGATCTGCATGTCTTGGAAGATCGGTGTAGGTACTTCAGATGTTAAAGTTGTACCAGCACCCGCATAATCGTTAATTGTGATTGATGGTGCAGTACGGATACGAATTGTATCGCCTTGGTTTTTGATCTCGCCTTCCCAATCAGTATTGGAAATTTCGGTCATCATGGTGTTCGCATAAAACTTAGCGTTTAGCTTTTGCGACCATAGTTGTGGAATGAATCCGCCTGAGTAAGACGGGTTTGTGTCAAATGCGCCGGAACTAACGACGGGGAATACAGCAGCCATTTTGGCCTCCTATTAAGTTTGGTTACTCGATAGCTGCTTACATGTAATGCGCTGAGTTATGCTCGAACGCGGCCTTCCATATATGCAGCTGTCAATTCAGCTTCAAGTTTTTCCGCATCTGCATATTTTCCTTTAGTATTTAGGGTACGAACTTTAGTCCAAGCGTTGTCTACTTCTTTTGGGGAGTATATCTTAGAGTTTTGGTTAGCACTCTGCGTACGTACAGAATTTGCAGAACGGTTTGGTGCAACCTGTTTTTCGAGTTCAGTCTGGCGTTGTTGCCGTGGCGCTGTTTCCGGTTCGCTAATGCTTTCTTTAAACAGATTTACATAATGTAATACTGCTTCAACATCACCTGCTTGAAACGCAGCGGCGGCCTGATCACGGCGCGGGCCTCTAAGCATAGGATCATGCTCATTTAACCACGCAACCCATCGTTCATCGTTGTCGATTTCAGCAAAATCAGGCACTACAGAGTGTAGGCGCTGAGTAAAGCTCATCTCTCCAACATCGTTACCCGTCTTCGCAAGTTGTTCTTGCAGCTTCTGGATAACTGCGTCTTGCTGCTCCATCCGTTCCGTATATTCTTGCGAAACTTCCTGTGCTACACGACGTTGAACGTCAATCAGTTCTTCACCAAATTCGGCTCGATCTGCATCGGTCACATAACTGACTTTCTCCTTCGACTTTGTCGGCGGTTCCGGTTTGGCTTCCATACTCTTAGCGAGTTCATCCAATTTACCGTTTAAGTCCCGTACTTGCTGGTGCAAACGTGGAACTTCAGCATCATACTTACCTCGTAAGGTCTTGTACTTCTGCTCGAACTCATCCGCTACGTCCGTCGGTGACGTGTCAGCTGACTCTGCTTCTTCAGGTTCTGGTGTGGCTGCGACGGGTTCTTCAGTTACTTCTGCCTCTGTATCCAGTTGTTCCTCGTCAGGTTTGACTTCTTCGTCTTTTACCAGCTTTGGTTTTTTCTGGGCTTCCAGCGTTTTCTCTAGTTCTTCCAATTCCGCAAGCTGCGCCTGCACCTGTTTTGGCAATGCCATATAGTTCTCCTTAAAGCATCATTTCTGTTTTGCAGCGCCCGAAGTATGCTGCTCCCGTCTTGGTGTGCCTCGTTTTGCTCTTACGAGCGGTTTACTACCTTGGGCGACTCTTCAATCGCCTTCAGTAAATCTTCAAAAGCTTCAGCCCGTCCTTGCAACCGGTGGATTGTTACCATGTCGGTTGCGCTTACCAGTCGGCCTTTAGCCATATTCACTAACTCCCCTAATAAATCTTGTAGGGAAGTATCGCCTGCCTCCTTAACTCGAAGCAGTGAATTTACGTGCTGAGAGCTACATTGGTTAAGGTCGATCATAGCTCTAATTTATCCTATACATGCTAACGTGTCAACACATGTAAGCACTAAACACCGTTTGGACGTGGGCTCATGGTGTTGTCTTGTCGACCACCCATCTCCGTTCCGTCTTCTTGTAAGTTAGCTGCTTCCTGTTCTGCCATCTGTTGCTGCATCATCATTTGTTGCTGTTGAGCAATCTCTTGTTGTTTCTGTACGTCCTCACGAGACGGTACCAGTCTATCAACGTTTGTGTTTAGATTTCCTGCCACATCCCGCAGTAGTTCAGCAGTGCCCGGGAGGCCGACAATCTGCTGCGCTACTGGGCTCTCGAGAACGAGGCGTAAGAAGTCAGTCTTGCGGACTGCTTCAGCTTCTTTAACCACAAGTGACATGGCACCTGTTGCAACGATCTGTACGTCGCCTACCAAATCAGGGTCGTCACTATAACGTAAGTTCCTCTGGTATTGGCGTTCTAGCATGGGTCGCATCACATCATGGTCGATATTTGCGATAACCTGTTTAATACTCTTACCGGCGTTAGACATAAGCATTGAGAGCCCCGATGAGGTACGCCCTGCACCCGGAACGTGCTGTCCTGTCATGTAACGTGGTATGCCCGATACTTCGTCTGATATGGCCATAAATCGGTCAAATACAGACATAAGCTCTTGAGCGTTTGAATTAGGTTGGAAAAATGACATTGGAGGGGTTGAGTCAGCAAAGTCAGACTGGCGGAACTGCCATATTTTCCATGGGTACATCTGTGTGATGTCCTCACCCGCCGGTAACCGGCTGATATTTACGCCGACCTGTGGACCCGATGAAATACCCATGTTGTTTGCTAACGCACGAGCAGCAGCGTTACACATATTTTGGGCATCCATACACAGGTCGGCAACCCCGTTGCCGTCTAAACGACCCGGGACTTTCTCAAATGAAGTTACATAGTATGGCTTACGACCTAACGGGTCGTAGTTAAGTACAGCACGAATGACTGTGTTGTTTACCATCCAAACTTCACAAGGGTATGATTTTTGTGGGTCTTCGATCTCAGCTTCGTCCAAGCCCCAGTCTAATAGTATATCTCCAGGGATTGTATCCCAGAGCTGTAGAGCCGCAACGACATCAGAGTGTGCATCGTCGAAGTCTACGCCTGTAACTTCTTCCATCTCTGCCATGTCGTGGTCTAGCCAGTCGAAACCGCCAGAGCCAAAGTCAGATAGAATAGAACGCACAGCGTCCTCGTCGTAACCTTCTACACCAAGCATGTCTTCCACGTCTTCGCGTGTCAGGTGGTGCAACTCGATTATAGGCATGTTCTGTACGTCGTCAGCCCAAGGTGCGTAGTAAAACTTAAATGGATCAACGCGTTCCCACTCGTCGCGCAGAACATCAACAACGCCAAGGCCACCCTCGACGTACTTCATTGTTTTGCGTTTACGTGGGATCGGACCCTTTAGAATAGCGTGCGGGAACGTTGCCACGTCGTTCGTAAAGTCAAAGAGTGCTTTTACGAAACCCCCTTCAACCATCTGGTCTTCCATTTTCAATTCCATCCGCTCGACGCGTTTCTCAGCTTCGAACTTCATGGAGCGCATGGCAGTGTCTTTCATGCCGGATGCGAGCTTTTTCAGCTCCATAGGCGGAATTTCACCGTTACCATCAGCATAATACTGCTGGAGGTTCATCTGCATGATGTTTTGTAAGTCTGCCGCCACATCCGGGGGAACTTCTGGGATTGGTGTCGCTGAGAGCGACCAAGGCTTATCTGCACCTGTTCCCAGGAGTGTATCGCGCAACCAGGCAGTGGCTGTACGACATTTCGAACTAACTATGCCCATAAATATTTCAGAGCCGCCCTGCTCGCGTATTTCAGCGGCTTTACTGGGTTCGTACTCCATGTTTCTTGCACGAACGCACTCTGAGAGCCGGGGCTCTATGTTCTGCGTGTGATGATCTCGCATGATTTCCCAACGCTTACGCGTATGAGAAGCCAGACCCACCATAAGTGGACTGTTCTGCTTCTCGCTGGAAGCTCGGTTTGCTGCGTCCTCAAGGTCAGAGGCTCGCGCAACTGGTATTAACTGCGGGCCAAGCGCCATATTAAGTTCTCACATGTGACGTTAATTTTATCATACTCGACATCTGCTAACATGTCAACAAATCAAGTCCACCCGTGAGCGGACACTTTTACGACGTTCTTTCTCTGCGTGGACGCAGCTAACGACCCAAATGTTTCCCCGCCGTCTGCGTGCAGACACATGTA